TGAATTGGCCACCAGAGCTAATTATGCTAATCAATCAATTTGGGACGCTTCGGCCACGGGTCAATTATCAGAGTTCAAACTAGAATACCTTGTGGGTATAAGTAACAACGTAACCGTTCCACTCCCTTCAAACTTCAGAGAAATACAAGAGAATCCCCAGTTATGGAGTAATAATGAATGGACGACCTTCCCCGTAGTTGAGGTTCAAGAGAAGTATGGATTGGGAACCACAGAATATTATTCGTATGTCTTGGGAAATCCGGCGTCGGGTTATAATTTGATCTTAAATAACCCCATCGCTGACGCAACGCTTTCGGTTATCTATCAAAGATTCCCCTCTGGACTGCTTACCCTAACTGATGTATGTGAGTTGTCCGATCCCCAGTTTGTTACCAGGAAGATAGAAAGTTATGTTCTCTATTCAAGGAATGACGAAAGATTCCCAATCGCAGATCAAAAGGCCGAACAGCAACTAGCCAATTTGATGGGGAGGGAAATGAAATCGACTTCAGGGCAGTCAAACGATACAAGAATGAAATTTAATAACCCTTTGGAAGATTTATCTTAAAATGAAATGGCGATATTCGACACACGACCTAAAAAATATACTCCAAGAAAATCTATAACGAGCGAGTGGCAGTCGTTTCGTAAAGGACTCAATCTTCTTCTAAGGCCTACGGAGTTGGATAACGAGGAAATGGCTCAATCCGACAATATAATTCTAGTGGGTAAAGGAACCCCGACAGGTAGGTGGGGAATGGTTGACTATTTTACCGCAGGAGCAACGGGAACTATCAGAGGAATGGGGACTTATAAAAGCAATGATGGAACGACCAATGAGTTACTCGCTTTAGTAGATGAGGGTTATCTTGAAAAAAAGAATGGTGTGGATTCAACTACGATTACCGGACAGAGTTGGCCTTCCGGATCAACTATACATACAGAGCAATTAGGAGGTAAGACTTATATTGTAAGCGAAGATGTTTCTTTTACTGAATATGATGGAACGGATTTGGCCGTATTTGCGACTATCTCACCTCCAACAGGATTTGCAGCAACCAATTTCTCGGGTGTTACAGGAACCAACAGAGTGTCATGGAGAGTTCTGGCCGTTGGTGAAAATGGAGGACAAACTACAGCGACAACAAGTTATGTGGCAACGGACGCACCAAGCATTCTTTCGGATACGGAATATCATTTATTTTGGACGGCTCCAAGTGCTGCAAGTTTGAGTGGATTTGAAGTATATCGTGGAACACAAGGAGACGAGACCTTCCTAGCAAGCACACCCGGGAATGTTACTAATTATGTTGACAGAGGAGAACCCGCAAGTGAGTCAATCGAACCACCCCTAGCAAATTCCACGGGAGGAGTTAAGTCTAAATTTGTCACAAAATACAAGGATAGGTTACTTTGTGTTTCGAGTGATGATCCTAATAAATTGATGGTTTCCGGAAGGTATCCCAATCATACAAAGTTTTCTTGGGTATTTGGTGGAGGGTATATCTATATTGACCCCGACTCGGGAGATAATATAAACGGAATAGCCGTTCAGCCCATTGCAGATAGAATTGTTGTTTACAAGGAAAGAGCTTCGTATTTGGTTAATCTTTCTACCATAAACATAGGAAACTTTGTAGTTCTTGATCCTCAATATCTACCGATTTCAACTGCGGTGGGTTGTTCGGCACAAGATACTATCTGCACTGTTGAAAATGATACGTTTTACTTCGGAAGAGATGGAATATATGTAACAGGATACGAACCCAATTTCTTAAACATAATTAGAACAAACGAAGTAAGTGCGAGGGTGCGACCCTACTTAGACGATTTGAATGACGACGACTATACAACCGCCAATGCCTCTTACATAAATAATAAATATATTCTTTCATTTCCTCTAAGAAAAGAGCTTTTAGTTTATGATCGAGAGAGAGGGTGTTTTGCTTCTAAGTGGACTACTCCATTTGGTATCTCGAAGATAATGAAATATATTGATAGCTCCGGTAGCGAAAAGTGGATTGTCGGAAGTTATGATTCAAACCAAGTCTATACATTTGACGCTTCTTCTAACTCTGACGATGGAACTACAATCATTAAAACAGTTAGGACCGGCAAAAATTCGTTTGACGATTGGACAAGTCTTTATATTCTAAAATTCTTCTATGTTTTGTTTAGGGCTATCATCGGCACAACTACGGTAAATATCTTAACAGAAGATAGAGCTGGGGCGACATCAACAGTTAAGTCGTTTACTATTACAGGAGCCGAAGTTGCCGGAAGCACGGGTTGGGGAATGGATACTTGGGGATCAATCCAGTGGGGTAAATCTAAGAGCACCACGGCAGTTACCTCTTCAGATGAGATTACTAGATGGGGTTCATTGTTTAAGCAGTCGAGACTATTCCAGGTGGAGGTTACTTCAACGGCAGCCAACTCAAACTTTGAACTTTTAGGTATAAAAATGACAGCATCTAAGCAAAGTAGTGGGAGTTTAGCATCAAGTCAGAGGGTGTAAGTTGCAAAGGTGTATCCGATAAATTTATTATTTTAATATATGTATCCAACAGCACAACCGAGTCCAATAGGAACGCCTACTGATTGGTATAGTGTGGCATCACCACAACCAGCCCCCGCACCATCTCCGACACCAACGGGAGGAAGTGTATTAGGAGCAACTCAAGTCACAGACTGGAATACTCAATGGAATCAAATATGGAATGATGCTTGGAATGCTGGTTATAATCAAGGGGCAAGGCCATCAGTTGATCCTTCATTTTCATCAGCCGTCGATCAAGGATATTCTGCAGGTTTAGCAGCCAGACCTTCGGGAGGCGGAGGAGGAACTTCTACTCCTACATCTCCTACGCAACCATCTGGTGGAGATAATAATGCTGCACTCTTAGCCGAAATAGATAATATCTACAATCAAACAATGGGTTACGCAAACGAACGAGCTTCCGCATTAGGAGGCCGTCAGCAAGAAG